AGATATACCTTCTCGCAGATTGTTGTGGGAAGTAATAGAAGATGATCAAACACCGAGTTGGACTTTGATTGACACCATTTGATGTCGTAAGGAAATATCATGCCTTCTACATACTCTCCCAATCTTCGGATTGAGCTAATCGCTACCGGTGAGCAGGCCGGTACGTGGGGTACTACCACCAACACCAACCTTGGTACGCTGATTGAAGATGCTGTCGCTGGTTACGTATCAGTCAGTATCACATCAGCCGACCAAGCACTAACGGCAAACAACGGTTCTGCTGATCAGTCTCGCAACATGGTGGTTAACCTAACGACCACGACCAGCGCAAACTTCAACGTCTACATACCTCCGGCGGAGAAGGTTTACATTATCCGTAACTCAAGTGCGTATCAGGCGACGATTTTTTGTTCCACCGTTATTGGTAATACAACGGCAGCAGGTACAGGGGTAGCCATTCCGGCAGGCAGAGAAACGCTGGTGTTTTCGGACGCGACCAATGTAGTGTTTGCTGTTGATCATTTGTCCAGCTTAACTTTGGCGACAGACTTAGCGGTTGCTGATGGTGGCACTGGAATTTCTTCAGCTACTGCATACGCACTGCTTTGTGGCGGGACTACATCAACTGGGGCTTTTCAATCTGTTGCAGGGGTTGGTTCGTCGGGGCAAGTACTAACATCAAACGGTGCTGGCGCACTACCGTCGTTTCAGACTATTAATGTACAGCCGTTCGGCTCAGGTACGCTTATGTTGTTCCAGCAGACCTCGGCCCCAACTGGATGGACAAAACAAACAACACACGATAACAAGGCGCTTCGTGTTGTTAGCGGCTCAGCCAGTTCTGGCGGTTCAGTAGGTTTCACTACAGCATTTGCAAGCCAGACGCCAGCAGGTACTGTTTCGGTATCTGTTAGTGCTGGTACGTTAGGTGTCGGTATTGGTACCTTGGCTGTTGCAAACGCAACCGCTACTGGTACGTTGTCTGGCGGCTCGGTGGGTAACACAACATTGGCTACTTCACAGATTCCAAGCCATACGCATCCAATCCCCACTTTTACTTGTGAAAACCAAAATGTTGGCGCAGTAAGCACTACTTCCGGACAGCCTACCGGACTTAGCACCGGTGCTACAGGTGGTGGCGGGGCACACAACCACGGGTTCACGGCACCTACTTTTTCGGGTACCGCACACAACCACTCATTAACAGGATCACCAACTATTTCCGGTGCGCCGAGTGTTACAAGTGCATCTTTCTCTGGCAACGCAATCAACCTTGCTGTGCAGTACGTAGACCTCATCATTGCGAGCAAAGATTAATTATGAAACTAGAACCTAAAAATAATTGCCCGTTAAATAGCTTTGCCCCATGCAAAGAGCTTGACTGTTCTTGGTTTATTCAAATTCGCGGCAATAACCCAAACTCAGGTGAAGAAATTGACCATTGGGGTTGCGCTATTTCGTGGCTTCCAATTCTTATGCTAGAGAACAGCCAGCAACAACGACAAACGGGTGCGGCTGTCGAGTCGTTTAGAAATGAAATGGTGAAAGCTAACGAGGTAGGGCAACAAGTGCTGCTTGCTGCCGCAGGTGTTACCCCTGCTCAACAAGTTCTTATAGGAGCTAAAAAATGAGAGTAACTATTATTCTTACTGATGATGCGTCTGTAGCTGTAGACGGGGAAGGGTATGGTGGTCTTAATCTGTCTTTTATGGACCCGGCTATTCATGCTGTTCAATGGTACGACACACGCGGCGTAGTCGAGTATAAAGACCTTGTAACTGGAGATATGGTGTCAAACCAAGAAATAACAGACTTTACGCCTTATCAACAAGCTATAACAGTTTGGCAAGCAGAAAAAGAACGAGTAGCCGCAGAAATGGCGGCGGCAAGAGCAAGAGTTATAGGCGGTCAACCTAATGTCATTGCTGAGTAATTCGATTATTGCTGGTAGGCTTTCTGGGATTGTCTATACGTTCGAGAAAGCCGGTGATGTATTACCGATGCACACGCATACTGAACGCGACGCACATATAACGATTGTAGCGCGTGGAAAGATCAGAGCGCATGGTAACGAGTGGGAAGCAGAATATAGCGCAGGTGCAGTAATTGATTTTCCGTCTAATCAGTCGCATGAGTTTGTTGCATTGGAAGACAACAGTAGGATTGTCAACATACAAAAATAGCGTGTTAACTCACTAGCACTAACTAAACACAAAAGACTTTATGACTAATAATTTTATTGGTATTTATGAAAATGTAATTTCTGACTCAGCTTGTGATGAGTTAATAGCTTTTTTTGAAAAGTGTGACAAATTAGGATTTACCGTTAGCAGACAGCAACATGACAAAGTTAGTAAATTAAATAAACATGACGATAGTTTATTTGCAACTAGCGTTATTGATTTAATTAATTACCCCCAGATACAGTCTTTTTCAGACGCGCTTTGGTCAGTTGCTTATAAACAATATGCGGATGAGTATCACACATTAAATACGGTAGCTCCTCATAAAATTTATGAATTTAAATTACAGCGCACGCAAATAGGTGGTGGGTTCCATGTATGGCATGCTGAGCAGTCGGATAAAATTACTTCATCACGTATTTTAACTTTTACGTGCTATTTGAATGACGTGTTAGAAGGTGGAGAGACAGAGTTTTTGTATTACCCAAAACGAGTACCTGCTAAAAAAGGAACTATGGTTATATTTCCGGGGGGCTTTACGCATACACACCGAGGTAACCCACCAATATCTAATATTAAATACATTATTACGGGTTGGATAGATTTTTGTGGCTAAGTTGTAAGTATCATTAAATAGAGGTAACAAATTGACCCACTAACCCTACTCGCCGCTGCCAATGCTGCTGTTGCTGCGGTCAAGGCTGGCTGCAAGCTCTACAAAGACATCAAAGGCGCAGCGGGTGATGTCAGCGATGTACTGAAGGATTTAAAAGAACAGTACAACAAGATAGTAGACCCGACACCTGTACAGAAACAGCAGTACAACGCCGAAGTGCAACGGGTGCAGGAAATTGCAAAAGCTGACCCGAACGACGTATTCACCGACATCGGCAATCAGTTAGGTGTGTTGATGGATGCGCATGATGAGATCAGCAAGTTGTTCTTAAAGGAGCAGATCGAAGCCAAGCAAGTCTACAAGGGCGAAGAGAGTATAGGTAAGCGGGCGTTGCGGCGGATACTGATCAACTCAAGGCTGGATGCTATATGGGCAGAGGTCAGAGAAACGATGGTGTATAAAGCCCCGCCAGAATTGGGTGCGCTGTGGGGTAAGTTTGATGAGATGCGGCAGAAGATTGTTGCCGAACAGGAGGTAGCCCACGCAGAGGAACTTAGACTGGCTCAGATAGCATCATGGCGACGCAGAAAAAGAATAGCGGAAATCAAGTCAAAGGCGGCGTGGGTTTCGGCAGTGGTGTTCGTAGTTATATGGGCGGTGGGAATAATGTGGCTAACAACGAGAAGCGCGATGCAGAGGATGTCCCTTGGTCATTGATTGTTGTAGTGCTGACCGTGGTGCTGATGTTCTTTATCGTAATGCCAATCTTAGCCTTTATGTACTACGACATGTACTTTGCGACCCAAGCGGCGGTGCATGAGGTTAGGAAGATGCGGGAGTTGCGTAAAGAGATACAGATTGAGAGGATGTACGACAAATGATCACGTTGGCACAGTTCAAAAAGTTCGCCCCTCATACCAAGTATGCACAGCAGTGGTACGACACGCTGTTTGGCCCGCAGACAGAATTTGGCGGCAAGTCTCTCCTCGATGAATATCAGATCAATACCCCGAAGCGCGTTGCGGCGTTTCTAGCGCAGTGTGGTCACGAGTCGGGTGGCTTTGTGTTTGTCACCGAGAACCTGAACTACAACGCGTCAGGACTCATGCGCGTCTTCCCGAAGTACTTCCCCACCCTTGACCTCGCCAAGCAGTACGAGCGCAACCCTAAGAAGATAGCCAGCCGTGTATACGCAAGCCGGATGGGTAATGGGGACGAAGCAAGCCTTGAGGGCTTCAAATTTCGTGGACGCGGCATCCTCCAGCTCACTGGCAAGGACAACTATTTTTGGTTCGGTGCTTCACTTGACCTGACACCAGAGCAAGCATCGGAATACTTGGAGACCTTCGAGGGTGCAGCGCAGAGTGCGTGTTGGTTCTGGGAGACGAACAAGTTAAACCGGTTTGTCGATAGCAACGACTTCAAGGGCTTAACCCGTGCAATTAACGGCGGCTATATTGGATTGGCAGATAGGGAGCATCACTATGAAATTGCGTTGGCTATGCTTGATACTGGCAGTCGTTTGGCTTAGTGGCTGTGAACGGATTCGGTACTTTTGTCAGAACCCCGAAAACTGGGACAAACCGCGCTGTCAACGCCCACAATGTGCTGTAACAGGAACCTGCCCGGATCAGTTGTTGAAACCGGAAATGATGAAAGAGGAACCCAATGAACCCGCTAAAGCTAGTAAGCCAGTTCCTTGCACTGACACAGGAACAACACGATGCAGTAATTAAGTTCTTTATCGCTGTTACGTTCTGCTGCGTTGTCATCATCATGGTGGGCGTGAGCTTGTACTCAGTCGTATTCGTCGAGCAGCCGATGAGCGGGATGGCCCCGGCGGACAAGCAGTTCTTCCTAATCCTGTCGGACATGTCTAAATATATTTTGGGGTCTTTGGCAACCCTGCTCGCGGTTAAAGGCAAGGACGCGCTTCAGCAGTTCGTGCCACCGGGTCTGTCTACCAAGGAAGAGCGGGACGATAAGCCGACACCACCAGCGCCCAAAGCCACAGCACCAACCCATGCACCTGTCCGCATGGAGCCAACCATTGACCCTATAAGTTCATCTGCTGTAGCTACAGGTTACGGCGGCAAACCAGCACCCGTACAACCACCTCATCCGGAGATTTCGTAATGTTTATCTACGCTCGTATGGCTCTTACTGTTTTACTAAGTGTCGTCTTGGCCTTCCAGATTCACGCTGCCGAGACTAAAAAGGTCTGCAACTCCCAGAAGGACAAGAAGGGTAAGGAAGTGCAGGTCTGCAAAGAAGTCCGAGTCCACAAGAAGCTCGACGCTACCAAGGTGCCTACTAAGTGACGGCGTTCTTCAACCCGTGGGTGCTGTTGACGCTTGTACTGGCGATTGCCGGTGCGGCTGGGGGCGGGTATTATAAAGGCAATTCTGCGGGCAGAGCCGAGGTGCAGCAGGCGTGGGATAAAGAGAAGGCAGAGCAGTACGCCGCCTATGCCAAGGCGCAGGAAGAAGCCCGGCAACGTGAGCAAGAAATGCAACAGGCGGCAGACAAGCTACGGAGAGACAAAGATGCTGAGATCAGGAATATTAATGCTCGCGCTACCGCTCTTACTAACAGCTTGCGCGACAGGCAGGAGCGCCCCACCCAAAGCGGTAACGGCCCCGGCGCTGCCCGATCTTGCAGTGGAGCCTCCGGTGCGGAACTGGCAAAGGGAGATGGAGAGTTTCTTGCAGGGTACGCTGCCGACGCCGCCAGACTCCAAGCAGCCCTCGACCAATGCGTCAAGCAATACAACACCGTCAGGCAAAAGGTGAACTAAGTGCCTCTACAGAAACTACAGTTTAGGGCGGGGGTCAACCGCGAAGGCACGACGCTTTCTAACGAAGGCGGTTGGTTTGATTGCGACAAGGTTCGTTGGCGTTCTGGCTACCCCGAAAAACTTGGAGGGTGGGCTGCTGATTCGTACAATACATTTCTTGGTGTGTGCCGTTCGTTATGGAACTGGATCACATTAAAAGGCGCTAATCTATTAGGTGTTGGTACCAACCTAAAGTTCTACATTGAAAGTGGTGGCACCTATTACGATATCACGCCGATAAAAAATACAACTTCTGGTACGGCGACGTTTGCCGCTACCGCAGGCTCTAACATCCTCACAGTTACTGATGGCACAGCGTCTGGTTTGTCGGAAGACAGCTTTGTTACTTTTTCAGGTGCCGTATCTCTTGGCGGGAATATAACCGCCGCAGTTCTCAATAAAGAGTATCAGATCGTTTCTGTTATCTCTTCGTCCGTCTACACCATAGCAACTACAGTAAACGCAAATGCTTCAGACGTAGGTAACGGCGGGGCAAGTGTTGTTGCTGCCTATCAAATTAATAGTGGTTCTGCGGTTAGTGTTGATGGTTTGGGTTTTGGCACAAGTTCTTTTGGCGGCTTTAACTTTTCTGTTGCCGCTGATGCGCTTAACGGAACAATTAACAACGTAGTAACTACAATAACTGTCAATAGCACTACTGCATTTACTACGACAGGTACGCTGTTAATTGACAATGAACTCATAACATATTCTGGTAAAACATCGACTGACTTTACCGGGTGTGTACGTGGCGTAAGCGGAACCACTGCGGCTTCACATACTTCAGGCACGCTTGCTTATCAAGCAACTTCGTTTTCCGGTTGGGGGATTGCCTCTTCTGCTGGTGTTACGTTGCCATTGCGTTTGTGGAGCCAAGCTAACTTTGGTGAAGAGTTACTATTTAACCCGCGTGGCGGCCCGTTATATCTGTGGCAACCCGGCGCTGCACCAACACCTGCATTTACTGTAAGGGGTGTACAAGTTACGGGCACGTATACGCCCACGCTTAGCAATGAAATCTTAGTATCGGATCAATCACGTATTGTCATTTGTTTTGGTTGTAATGACCCAACTGGCACCTACGCGTCAAACACCCTTGATCCAATGCAGATTCGTTGGTCTGCGCAAGAAAGCTATACGGATTGGGAGCCACTGCCTACCAACCAAGCAGGAGATGCGCGGTTGTCACATGGCTCACAGATTGTTGCTGCGTTGCAGACCCGACAAGAAATTAATGTTTGGACAGACGCAGCCATCTACGCCATGCAGTATATTGGCCCACCGTTGGTTTGGCAGATCACGCTACTAGCCGACAACATATCTATCACTTCACCAAATGCAATGGCAACTGCATCCGGTGTTGTGTATTGGATGGGCGTGGATAAATTCTATTCTTACTCGGGTCGAGTCGAGACGCTGCCGTGTTCGGTGCGTACGTACATTTACTCGAATATAAATAGACAGCAATTTGCCCAAATCTACGCTGGCACCAATGAAGGGTATTCGGAGGTCTGGTGGTTCTATTGTTCGGCTAACTCCAACACCATTGACCGATACGTCATCTTTAACTACCTCGACCGCGTGTGGTACTACGGCACACTAGATCGCACGGCTTGGTTGGATTCTCCGCTTCGACAGTTCCCTATAGCTGCAACGGGCAACAACCTTCTTGTGTATCACGAAGCAGCAGTTGACGACGGCTCAACTAACCCACCAAGCCCAATCAATTCGTATGTGCAGTCATCTGACTTTGATATTAACGACGGGCATAACTATGGATTTGTTTGGCGGATGTTGCCAGATATTACGTTTGATGGGTCGAACACTTCTGGTTTGACCCAAGAGACCCCGTTCGTTACGTTTACCATGCGCCCACGCCAAAACCCCGGCTCTGGTTACAGCACGGCATATCCAGATACGGTGCAGTCCACGCAAAGTTATGCCGGGCAGCAGACCTATAACGTGCAGGAGTTTACTGAGATTGTGTACACACGGGCACGTGGTAGACAGTTGGCTTTCCGAGTTAGTTCGGACACGCTCGGCACTCAATGGCAACTTGGTGTCCCAAGAATTGATGTACGACCTGATGGTAGGAGGTAGTAAAAATGACGGTGCGGACCAAAACAATTGCGCTTACCAGAACACCGCCACTGCCCTTTGCGCCCGTGCAGTATGACCGTGCGTACCACGACACCATCAACAACATCCTACGCCAGTACTTTGGCACGATTGACAACATCTCGGCGCAGTTTTGCCTGAGTGGTGTTTACGAAGTAGCAACACTACCCGGAGCAGGTACTCTTGGTGCAGGAGCAAGAGCGTTTGTTATCGACTCGTCGGTATCTACATTTGGAACCACGGTGGCTGGTGGCGGTAGTGGCAAAGTGCCTGTCTATTCTGACGGAACCGATTGGAAAGTTGGGTAATTAACGTGCTGAAGTGCTAAACTTCTTGCAATTGACATTGAGGTGAAATCATGGCCTTTTTAGCCCCACTTGCTGCTAAAGGTGCCGCCGCCGGTGCCGCAAGCACTGCTCTCGGTACCGGACTTACTATGGGGTCCGCTCTGGGCGCTGGTGTCGGTCTTAAAGCTAGTGCTGGTTTGTTGGCTCCTACTCTTGGAGCTACTCTTCCGGGGGCTGTTTCCGCAGGCGGCGCAGGTCTAGCGGGGCTTGGTGGTATGGGTCTTAAAGCCGGTGCTGGTGCGCTTCTGCCTAAGTTCGCGTCATTGACCGGTGGGGGCGGGTCGCTACTTACTGGTGGCGGCTTGGGCGGGGCGCTTACCCCAACAGGACTTGCTTCATTGCAAATGCCTGCGGGTTCATTGCTCAAAAGCGGAACATTGGCAAACCCGTTTAGCGCTATTAATCAAGCGACAGGAATGGGTAACCTTGGTACACAAGCGGGAAATCTGGCACCAAATTTTGTCAAGACCTATACAACCACCCCCGGAGCAAGCACGGCTGTTAAGAATGTTGGTTTTGACTACACTAAAGGCTTAGTCGGCAACGCTCCTAAGACTCTTACGCCTCCAACAGCACCAACGACAACGCTGACATCGCCGTTTACAGAGGCGACAAATAAATCTGTTCTGGATGCTATTCAAGTAAGCAAAGAAGTACCACGAGTTCTACCTGCCCCATCTCAACCACTTTCAGCACTCCAAGCGGATGCGGGTTTTGCTACAAACTTCATGAACTTGATGAAGAATCCTAGCCTGAAAGGCGCGGCGGAGTATGTAGAAAAACATCCCTACGCGTCAGCAGGGGCGGCATACATGGCGTACAACGCGCTACAGCCAAAACCAAAGCAGCCTGTAGTTGATGAAGGCATGATCCGCCCGTATGAGTTTGACTACAACCCCAACATGGCGGCTTATGAAACAAGCCCGTTAACAGACTCACGAGAGCAGTTGTATTTTAATCCGACGTTTACCGAACTAGAACCTTACAAAGCGGCAGAAGGTGGTCTCATGGCTTTGGCTGTGGGTGGCCCGGTCGAAACAATGTCTGCAATGAATGCTGTGGGCGGCAATATGATGTACCCGCAATCGCAACTACAGACGCCGCTGTATAGCAACCCACTAGTACAACGCCCAGAGGCGGTTAATGTTATTTCGCCAAGCGGCGGGCCAGCAGTAGGTGCATACACCGGCGAGCAAAAATTTGCTTCGGGCGGTGACACTAAAGACCCAAAAATGGAAGGCGAGTATAAATACTCGTACGACCCTAAAACATTTACGATGACGCAGCTAAGTGCGCCGCGTTACGCAGATACCACAAATAAAAACTTACCTGCACTGTACACAGGACCTAAGACTGCTGGTGGTATTGCCCCTCCCGTTGGTGGCCCCGGTATTGCTGCACTCATGCCACAAAGACAAGTGGCACCGCTCAATATCCCTGCATATCAAACGCCAGAAGAGCGGCTTGGCTTGACCGAGTTCTACCCGATGATGAACCGCAGGCTGGCTGAGCAAGCTGGCTACGCCGCAGGTGGTGGTGTGTCTGATCTTGGCGGTTACTCTGATGGTGGTCGTCTACTGAAAGGACCCGGCGATGGAGTTTCGGATTCTATTCCTGCTGTTATTGGCAACCGCCAACCTGCTCGTCTTGCTGATGGTGAGTTTGTAATCCCAGCGCGTATCGTCTCTGAGTTGGGTAACGGATCAACCGAAGCTGGTGCTCGTAAGCTCTACGCCATGATGGATCGAGTGCAAAAAGCAAGACGCAAGACAGTTGGTAAAAATAAAGTAGCTGCAAACACTAAAGCAGATAGACACTTGCCTGCATGAGAATACAGCACGTAGACATTAATTATGTAAACCAAATATGGCCGCAGGTTGCCTATTTTATTGAAGTCGCGCTTGAGTATCAGGATGACTACACGCTAGAACATGCACAGGTGTATGTCAGTAATGGCACATGGACTTTGTTTGTTGCAGTAGACGATGAAGATAATGTTGTTGGGGCTGCAACAGTGCAGTTCTACAACCGACCTTCAGATCGCGTAGCGTTTGTTGTAACAATGGGCGGTAAGTTAATTACGGGTCATGAGACCTACGCGCAGTTCACGGACTTACTAAAAGCGTTTGGTGCCACCTATATTGAGTGCGCATCGCGGGAGTCTGCCACTCGGCTTTGGCAGAGGTTCGGACTGAAAGAAAAGTACCGAGTTGCAGGAGCAAAACTATGAGATTCAATGATCGTTCGATGGCGCTGCTAGGCATACCTGACCTGCCTGCCGATGCGTTCAAAAAAGAAGGTGGCAAAATTAAGCTGCATGGTGGTGGCAGTCCTCCGCCGCAGCCCACGAATACTACGAACGTCACCACGACGATTCCAGAGTACGCTAAACCGTACGTCGAGCGCATGCTGGGTAAAGCCGAGGCGCTGACAAGTTCTCCTTACCAAGCATATGGCGGTCAGCGTGTAGCCGAGTTTAGCCCGTTACAGCAGCAGTCATATCAGAACATCGCCAATCTTGGGCCTGCACAACAGGTCGGTCTTGGCACTCAAATGGCAGGACTTGCCGGACTTCGTGCTGGGGAAGC